AGCTGACTCAATAGATAGTGCTCAATATGTAGATGGTAGTATTGATCTGGCTCATATGAGTTCTCAGAGTGTTGATGAAGATAATTTATACATATCAAATTCAGGTAGTAACGGACAATTTTTATCTAAACAATCAGGCAATAGTGGTGGACTAACTTGGGCAGCAGCTGGTGCTGATTTTGATACTGCTATAACTATTAACGATTCAGGAGCAGATGTAGATTTTAGAGTTGAATCTGATGACAATGCTAATATGCTCTTTGTTGATGGTGGTAATGATCGAGTTGGTATAGGAACTGCGAGTCCTAGTCAAACATTACATTTAGGTGGAGCAAGTAATAAGAGTGTTCAGATTACCAGTGCTACTTCAAATGCAGCATATTTCTCAGCTTGGCAAGATACAGCGATGTTTGGAATAAATAGAGACCCTGCAAGTGGAGCAATGGCACAAACAGGTAGGGCATCTGCACTCGTAAGATTAGAATCTTATGATACTGATGCATATATGACTTTTCAAACAAGCGCAACAAATAATGCTGAACCAACAGAAAGAATGCGTATTGATAAGGCTGGAAAAGTTCTTATAGGAGCAACAGTAGCAAACGATGGAGAAGCTTTCAAAGTAGAAAAGAATGGCGCTTGTATGGCAATAATTTATGCAGCTGAGAATAGTTCAGCTAGAGATGCAACACTAAGATTACAAACAAGAAATACTGGAGCTGAGTGTATTATTGGTTTTATGGATGGTTCAGGTGCTGGTGCAACAGCAGGAGAAATTCGTTATAACCATGATGGTAATGACATGAAGTTTACAACTGCGGGTACTGAGAAAATGCGTATTAATTCTGATGGCTATGTTGGTATAGGAGAAACTTCTCCCGACAATTTACTGCATATTACATCCAGTGCATCTGATCGTACTTTAATCAAATTAGAAAACACTAATGCTGATAATTATACAGCACGAATGACTTTTGTAAAAACTTCTGCAAGTGTTGCTAACGATGATGACATAGGAAAAATTGATTTTTATGGAAATGATTCAGCAGGTAATTCTGACCGATATGCTCTTTTGAGAGCCAAAATAATAGATAAAGATTCTGGTAGTGAAGATGGCGCTTTGATCTTCTCAACATTAGTCGCCGGGTCTAATGTCGATACCATGAGAATAGTTGGTGGTAAGGTTGGTATAGGAACAACGAATCCAGATTCTGAACTACAAATAAATACTGCAACAACTAATGGTATAATAAATTCAAGTGATGTAGGTATACATTTACAATCATCTAATGGTGGTGGTTCTATATATGGACAGGATATGAATCATTCAATTTTATTTAGAAAAGGTAGAGATGGTTCGGGTGATGTATTAGACTTTCATGAATATGGACAGATGCGATTTTATACTAATGGTCTTATTGAAAATCAAGATGAAGCTATGCGTATTGATAGCAGTGGGAGAGTATTAGTTCATAAAATTAATTTTGGATATGTAGCTCACGGAAGCGCTCTCAGAACTGACGCGTCATTTATTTATGGTGGAACTAGTGGGAGTAATCTTAACTATTGGAGTGATGAAGGTTCATATTGGTATCAATACTCCGCTGGCTGGCAACAACGAATGCATCTAAATGATGCCGGAACATTAACTGCAGTTGCTTACTCGACATCAGATATAGCATTGAAAGAAAATATAACTAATATTACTGGTGGTTTATCCCTAGTAAAACAACTGAGACCAGTTAATTTTGATTGGAAAGAATCTGTAAGAGGTACAGGAATAGCGGGATTTATAGCACAGGAAGTAGAAATAATATTACCTAATGAAGTTCAAGGAGAGGATTGGGAAGCAACTGTTGTAGATGAAGAAAATCCAGAGAATACTATACCTGGAAGTATAGGAAAAGGACTTAATCTAATAGGTATAGTAGCTCACTTAACAAAAGCAGTTCAAGAACTTTCAGTAAAATTAGATGCAACAGCAAATATGGCAGATTTAGAACAGAGAATACATGACATAGAACAGAGACTAGTATAAATGGCAACAAATGTATTTTTCAGCCAAGCAGTTCAATCAGAACAAAATCTTGTAGAAGATTTAGTTGTTGAGTCTTTACGCATGTATGGACACGACTGTTACTATTTACCAAGAACAATAATAAATGAAGATACCATACTTGGAGAAGCCGCAAACTCTACTTTTGATGATGCATATGAAGTTGAAATGTATCTTGAAGGAATTGAAGGGTTTGAAGGAGAAGGAGACTTATATTCTAAGTTTGGTGTAGAAGTAAGAGACTCTGCTACATTTATTATATCAAGAAGGACTTGGGAACGATTTGTTTCATTAGATGCTAATCTTGTAACAGGATTAAGACCTAATGAAGGTGATTTAGTTTACTTTCCATTATCAAAAAGTTTATTTGAGATAAAATTTGTAGAACACGAAAATCCATTTTATCAATTAGGCAAATTGTTTGTATTTAAGATGAGTTGTGACTTATTTGAATACTCAGGTGAGAAATTTGATACTGAAATTGAGGTTCTTGATACTAGTGTTGAATTGGCACAGGCAGCTGCAATAGAATTAACTTTGGCAGATACTCCTACTTTAAGAGATTATGTACAAGGAGAAAGTGTTTCTCAAATGGTATATCCTGGTATAGTTATATCTGGTATTGTATCATCTTGGAGTGAAGACACAAATAAATTAACAGTATCTTCTCTTAAAACAACAGACACAGGTGATCCAGCTACATATAATACTTTCTTAACAACAAGTATAGCTGGAGTAAGTGAAGATTATATAGGAATGGAAGCCACTTCTGAGGGGGATAATATTATAATGGCCGGAGCAGGACAAGAAGGATACTTTATTGAACTTGAAACTGATACAGCTACAATAATAGTCCCATCATTTATAACAGATGGAACTTCAGGTACAGATAATATCATTGACGATGATAGCAATTCTTTCTTACTTGAATCCGGAACACTTACAGATACATCAATACATGATTATATAGTAGTAGAAGACAGTTTAGCTTCAAGAAGAAGTATTATATCAATTGCTAGTGACTTAACACTATCTACTGATCCCGGTGCATTCAATCTTGACTTAGAAACATCTGCAGATGGAATCATAGATTTCTCTGAAAGTAATCCATTTGGTGAGGCTACATAATGTTTGGAGATCATTTTTATCACGAAACAATTAAACGAAGTGTATCAGTTTTTGGTACATTGTTTAATAATATCAGTATTAAAAGGGCTGATGGAACTCTTATGAAGGTTCCTTTAGCGTATGGTCCTAGACAAAAATGGATTGCAAGATTACAACAACAAGCTGAGTTGGGCCTTGGTGGAACTCCAAGAACAGCAGTATCATTACCACGAATGGCATTTGAAATATCTTCTATTGAATATGATGCTACTAGAAAATTATCTAAAAAGACACAATATAAGAAAGCTAAATCTTCAGACCCAACAGTAATGCAATATCAATATGCCCCAGCTCCTTATAATATAGGATTTGAGTTAAGTATATTAGTAAAAAATACTGATGATGGATTACAAATTATAGAACAAATATTTCCTTATTTTACACCTGATTATACAGTTACAATTCATACAGTTCCAGATATGAGTGAAACAAGAGATATTCCTATTATTTTAACAAGTGTAAATCAAACTGATGAATATGAAGGTGATTTTACTACTAGACAGGTTTTAACATATGCTCTTAGTTTTACTATGAAGAATTACATTTATGGACCTGTTCTAGATTCAGAAATCATCAGAACAGTTAAAGCCAGAACCTATATAGAATCAGGGGTCGGTAAAGTTTTAAGTCCAAATACAGCAGGTAGAGTTATAGAACAAATTGTAACTCCTAATCCACCAGATGTAGACCCTGATGCTACATTTACATATAACGAAACAACTAATTTCTTTGATCAGCCTGAAATAACATATGCAGACGATAAATCTAGCGATCCTAAATAGTTATAAATACATAGTATGAGTACAGTTGATGAAAAATTAGATGAACTTTTAGATATCCAAGGCGAGATAGTTAAAGTAGAAAAAAATCTACCTGTTCTAGCCAAATCTGAATTCAGAGGAGAAGAACAAACTTCTGACTACAAATATAGTCGGGAAGTGTTTTACGGTCTTGTAGAACGCGGACAGGACGCAATAGAGGGCATTCTAGACATAGCTAGAGAGTCAGAACACCCAAGAGTATATGAAGTTGCTGGCCAGTTAATCAAGACTGTTAGTGAAACAACAGAAAAATTAATAGACTTACAGGCTAAAATGAAAGAATTAGATAGAGACAATACAATGCCTAGTAAGGTTAGTAACAATTTATTTGTTGGTTCATCAACAGAATTACAAAGACTATTAAAGAATCATGCACAAAAATGAAGGTTATCTCGGTAATATCAATGTCAAAAGAGTTGGTGTTCAAGCTGAGTGGACAGAAAAAGAAGTACTAGAATACAAGAAATGTATGGAAAATCCCATATATTTTATAGAAAAC